CCATCAAGGCCCGCATTTGCAGCGGTGACCTAGGGTTGAAACCTACGGGCAACTCTCCCATTAGTCGGGAAATCTTCCACTCTGTGGCGAACCGCAGCGCCTCAATCTCGTCCATGTCAACCTTGATGCCACGACGCTCCATCCGAAACACAGTCCAGATCAGATCGTTTTCTAGGTCGCGCACGACTTCCATGTTTTCTTCGCGCAACTGTTGGTCCAGCTTCCAATAGACCTCCATGGTGGAAACGCCGTCGCCCGTGGCGTAGTCGTATGCCATTGGGTCGGTCCCGCTCAGTTCCCAGAAACGTGACATGATCTTATGTGTCGCCATCCCGCCGAAAGTAGCCGCTAGGTGGTCGTACATCGGTTGAGCCTTTTTGGCCGTAACTCCAAGCCTGTCGGCTGTCACCTCCAGCCCGTACTTGCGGGCGTATTCGTCGGCCATCGCGGCCATGTTTTGAGAACACGCCAGTTTGCGGCCCATATTGATCCCCGCGTTGTGGGACATGTGTACGTCAAATTTCATGTGGTGGCCAACCGTGCGACCCAACTGAGGTTGTTGATTCCGGTAGTCGAAAGCCCGCGCTAGCTGCACCTCGAACTCGTGCTGCTGGAATCCCTCGGTGGCGCTGGTCATGGGACGCCCGCCTAGCAGATTCCCGCCGCCCCCGTGGCGCACGGGTACATACACCACGTCTGCGGGGGATATATGTAGCTCACGGGACGGCGCGCCCACCACGTACCCCACGGGGGAGTGCACCCGCCAGTCCAGACCAGTCGTCTCGGTGTCGTACGTGACCTCCTTGGCCTCGCGCACCATTCGCAGCGCTCGTTCGGCGTTTTCCGCCACGTCGATTTCAATGTGATCCATTAGTCGCCCTCTTGATTACGTGAGCAGTTTTGACACTGGCTTTGGCCGTTTGCTCAGGTGTGTTCCCACTTATATGGCCAAGGGGCGGTAATTAAACGCTACCCTACAGAAAGTGGTCCCGCTGCATCGAAGGGGCTTAGAAGTCGCCCTTACCGTCGTCCACGGTGCCGCCAGCAGCAGAACCGTCGTCTGTGTCTGCTTCGTCGCCAATCCGGACAGTCTGCAGTGCGCCGATGTGTTCACGCGCAGTGTTGAACAGGTCTTCGTCGGTGTTGAAGCCCGCCGACATGAATTGCCAGTTCTTGAAGTCACCGCTTGGGGAGCTTTCGCTTACCGAAGACGCCTTGAACTTGGCGGCTTGCATCGGGCGACCGTTAGAGCGGTGCATTTCGATCTTGTCATTCAGGCCCTTTTTGGCCTTGCGAATGGAGGAACGGGACAACGAAATGATCGCAGGACCTAGATCGAGGTGCTCAGGCAAGAACACCAGATAATCGTAGAACAAAGTGGCGGCGGGGCTGCTGTCTTCGTCTTCGGGGTTGCTGCTGCCCCAGTCCACGACGCCGGATTTTGCGACTTCGAGGTCCGTGATCTTCCACGTAACAGGTTTTTTGACGCCTTTCAGCTTGACTTGCCACTCGCCAGTCTGGTCCCATTTTTTCGCGTCGTCCGCACGGGCAAGGATGCCCTGACCGTCTTCCAGAGGGGCCGAAAGAAGATACTTTTTGCGGCGATCCGCGATGACGAATTCGATTTCGTCGCCAAGGTTTTTATCTGCGCCAGAGTGCCAGAAACAGCCAATTTTTGCGGCTTCAAACTGCTCAATCTCGGGGCTAATACCCTGCAGCAGCTTAATACGCGGCAGCACCACATCGGACGAGTCAAAGTTGTCGTCTTGGACATCGTAAGTGTTGCCCTGCAGGTATGCTGGCAGGTCGTCGTTCTTTGGTGTGCTGATTTCAGCTGGTAGGTCTTTTGTCATGATTTTCTCCATTAAGAGCCATTAGCGACTCTGGATGGGGCACTGCTGGAATGCCCACACCAGAATTGCTTAGTCCTTGGGCCGATACTTGACCATCGACGTGGTGTCGTAGGTGTTCATCTTGATGATGTCTTCTGGTGGCTCCATGCCTTGGTCCAGCAGCATGTTGCGGCAGAACGAAGCCAAAGTACCCGCGTTCACGGTCTCTTGGATCATGTCACCTTGGCCCGTCTCGCGCAGCCATTTGAAACCCTTCTCTTTGTCGACGAAAGAAGCCGATGTCTTCTTCACGACGGAGAAGCTGCGGGCGATGCTGGGGACCCGAAGACCGTCCACGTTGTCTTCCACCATGCGCTGCGGGATCACGCCCTTGTTATAGCGTTCCTTGAGGTGATAGGCGCGTTTGACGGCCTTATCCGCCTTTTCATGGAGGCCGACCACGGTGAAGTAGAATTCTGCGAGGTTGCTGAGGGGTTCGGACTTCTTGTCGCTCATTTTAGAGCCAGTCTGTTCCACCGCGCCCACGGCGATTGACAGCTGTTCGATGGCGGCTTCGAGGTCCGCAAATTGTTGTTGGATTGTCGGGCTTAACGTGCTAGTCATGTCTGTCTCCTGATGGTGTGTCTGTGATTCGTACTATACCACGCCGTGAATCACGTGTCAATATGGCCTGTGCTTGCGTGGAGTTCTTGGAACTGTTTTACCACATGTTCCCAACGCTTTGGCCGCTCGTCTTTCAGGCGGTACGCTCCCGACACGTAGTGTTTACTGCGGCCAAGGGCAGCGCTAGCGTCCTGATGGCTAAAATACGTCACGCCAGCTATCTCCAGCCGCTTACGGTTGCGCGGCTTAGGGATGAAACCAGGTTTTTCGCGCAGACCGATTTCGTCCTCGGTCCCGTTCCAGATTTTTACGCGCAGGGTGCTTTCGTTTACACCCAGTTCTTGCGCCGCTACTTTGGCGCTTTCGTACACCACTCCGCGAACTCTCACTTTCATCAATTGTCTCGCCATGCTTGTCTCCTTATCTAAGCACTAAGCCGATCGACGTCAAGTCGTCGTACTTTTCTTCCAGTTTTTGCACAATGGCCTCTCGGTGGACTTCCGAAATCTGTCGGGAGTTGGCTATGTCCACCCAGTCTTGAACAGTTAAAACTACGGACTGAGAAGCGTCCATATTTATTTTGCCCGACTCCTTATGATACGTCGCCGCACGAGAGAACACCCCCTCACCGCCGTCTATTGTTTCACTCAACACGCTCACGAACGTTGAACTGGGTCTTTCGGAGGCCTCGTCGTCGAAGTCCAGCGACGTTTCAAACCTTTTACCGTCCTCCAGCTTGAAAAGGCTCTTTAGTGCCTTCTCGTTGTTCATACGACGCAGCGCGTCTAGGATATAATAGTTCGTTATGAACGTGTGCTTTGGGGTGCGGTCCTCGGTCAGTTCGAGGGGCTGGGTGATGTTGTACGTCATAGCGCAGGGCTTGTTCGGCGTGAACACGCGGATGCCGTTCATGTACACGTAAGGAGACTCGCCCTCGTAGATTTCGACGTACTTGCTCTCAGTCTCAAGTGGCTTGCGCCCTTCGGTCTCCAAGAATATGCTGCCATCGTCGTAGGCGTCTTCCATGTCGGGGCAGTCAATCAGAATGGTTGTGGATTTGCTGCTTACATAGTGGTCCGTAACTCGATCCATTCCATCTACAGTCACGCAACTCGTCCCATTTTCATCCCTCGTGTTGGACTCCAATTCCCGCACGGCCATCCAAGGTTCCCAATTCTTGCCGAGTTCCAAAGTGAAGGGCAGTTTGACACTGCGACCCCACTTACCTAGGCGCGTTTGCTTCCGCATTCTTACGAAACTGAACTCCTTGCCTCGGAACTCGCCCTTGCTGATGTAGAACTCGTACAAACCCGATCCGATGTACAAATAAAAGGTACCACCTAGTCTTAAAGTGATGGCCACGGCGTACTTAAGGCCTGTGCCAAAGAACCCGATAGGCGTTTTCACGTTAGGCTTTGCGTTCAGACCGAACGTCGTAAAGCCCTCGATGGGTATCAAAGTGGGCGTATGGAATACTAGCATGTCTGTCTCCTATGATTCGTCTGTCTAATACCATGGTATCACGTCGTTAGCGGCGTGTCAATGTCCTTGTCGTTCAAGCCGCGTCAGGGGGTAGTTCTCCACAGCATCAATTTGTATAAATTCTTTTGCTGGCGTGGCTGTCATTGACACGATGTCCACGTTCATGCATACAATTTCTAGGTCGCCCATTTTGTTGACGTCAAAATCTTTCCACTGCAACTCGCGACCATAATTGACATAGTCCCCCTCGTAATAAGGCGTAGAACACAGCTTGCGCAGATTTGCTGCCACACCATCGGGCGTCCTAAGCATATACGCGGGTATATCTGACCAACAGTTCTTGTCTTGACCCGTGTGGGCGGAATAGTGGCCCTCGATCTTTCTGAGGAACTTGGCGTCCGAAACCCTCCTGATCAAGTACAACCTCATTTCTGTCTCCTCTTTGAAGCGCGTATGCGCTGGTTTTTGTTGGGTACATACCTAAACACCTAGTCATCCTTTCCGTTGTTTAGTATACCGTCTCTCTTCCGCACCATCCTTATGACGCGCCGATACAGCGTGTTAGGCCCGCCTAGGGGCTTTGAGTGGTGCCACCGCGACTTCTCGGCAAAGGCTTCCCATGGCTCGCCCTCGTTCTCAAGAACGCGCTCCCTCACGGACATCGCTTGACCCCTCCGGAACTTTACAATGAACCTGCGGCCCCCTAGCTTAAGGTGTCGGTTACCCGTAAATTCTTTCATGGGGTGCAGTGGGAATTCCTTTTCGAGGTCGCTCATAGCAGCTGCAGCGCCTCTTCTGACGTCATACGGCGAGACGAAAGTGTGCCGCGGTCAAAGTCCACGATTTTAAAATCCCTGTAGGCGTCCTTATCGAAGTCGAAAGCCAACAGCATGATGCATTCCTCCGGATGCCACTCCGTCGATTTTCTTTCAAACCGGATGGCGTGGATTCTGCGCTTGGACTTGACGCCCCGCCAGTTCGTGTAGTCCACTTCTATGGTGGTGTTGGTCTGGAGGGCAATTTGCTTGTTGGCTTCATCCATCATGTCTGCAGAAACGAGCTTCATTTGACCACCTCCCAGCCCTTGCTGTGGTTCTTACGAATCAGCCCGCGCTTTTCAAGTTCCTTCGCGTCGCTCTGGTCGAATTCTTTCAGGCGACGACCTTCTTTGACTTGGCTGAGCAGGATTTTTTGTGCGCGGGTCAGGCGTTCCATGTCAACTTGGTCCTGCGCCTTTTGTTCGAGGGTCTTACCCGCGATCAGAAGAGCGATCAACCCGACGACAGGGCTGAAAACCAACGACACCATAAAGAAAACAACGGGCTTGCGACCCATGGTTGACGCCCACATTGCGACGCCCGACGACATCAGCACGAGAATAAAAACAACTTCCATTTTCAGGTTCCTTAGGTTAAGAGATTAAAAAGAGCTTCGATTCGGCTCCGGTAAGGCTGGCTGGTCATCATGACGGCGAGGGCTTTCTTTTCGTGCTCTTCGATCATTTCAGAGTCCCCCCACCCCGTAATCATGCTGTTAATCACGCCAACCAGCTCATGGTCAACAGCGTCTTTCATGTTCTTGTGCAACGTCCCGTCGCTTGCGCGGTACGATTCTGTTTTGGTGATGTTCATGGCTCTACTCCTACTTTAATGCAGACCAATTGTCCACGTGGAAAAAATTGGGGTTTGTGGTCTTCGTCACGGTACTCGAAAGCAAACCGGTATGGGTTCATGGGGTCGCAGAACTTCTTCATGAATTCTTCTACGAACACGTGGCGGTGAGACACGGGGTGACCCTTTGGGAGACGGACCGTGACCCAGTAATCCGCAATCGGCCCACGCATATCGGGATGGCTGCAACAATGGTCTGTGCCAAAGGTGAAGTGGTGGTCGACTTCGTTCGGCATGCGCCATGTTCCATGTATACCCGTAACAGGCACGGATTCTTCGTCGTACGCCCCAATGTCCACCCCACCTCGATTTTTAACAGTGTGGTGGGTGCACATGTCGCAAGCGGGGTACGGCCCCTCAGTGCGGCCCTCAAACCCGATCCATCTTGTGGCGGGGTGTTGGCAATCAATGCAATAGGCCATTAGTCTGTCTCCTGATGATTCGATGTCTATACACCATAATACCACATCGTGATTCATGCGTCAACCCGTCTCGTGTGTAAACGTACCCCAGATACGGAAACGCCCCCAAGCTCAGGAAAACTCAGGGGCGTTTTTAAAGCGTAGTGGCAGACAGTCCGCTACGCTTATTCTTCGGCAGCTTCTTCGCTGGCTTCGGCCTCAGCGGGCTTCGCTTTGGCGATCTTGGTGCCATCACGTTCTTGGGTGCGCTCAGCGCCGTCCAAGAATTCTTCGCTGGCCTCGTGCCATTCGCCTTCAACGTCGAACAGGCCATGGCGGGCTTTTGCACGGGCGCGCAGCATGTTGCCAATCGTCATGCGAAGGCGGCCAGGTGCATTTGGGCGGTCCGCTTGTTCTTCGTATTTGGCGGTGTCGATGTGGTTTGCTTTTGCCAGTGCGAACAGCTTGTCCAGATTGACGGAGCGCTTGCCAGTTTTGACTGTTTCAACAGGGCCGTCGACCATGACGGGGTTGCCGTCTTTGTCGTTCACGACGTCGCCGTTTTCATCAGTTTCTTCGACTTTGGTTTTCTTTTCTTTGGTCGCTTCGTCGGTCGCGTTCTCGTCTACGAACGTCGACAGCCAGTCTTTCGGCTTGTCCTTGTAAGCAGCAGCGTACTTGGGGTCGATGATCGACTTGGTTTCGGTCGTTGCTTCTTGGTTCTCATTGTCCATGATAGTCTCCAGTGCTTGAATTTTTCGCGGTGCTGCGAATCGTGTCGTGTCCTACTATAACACGCGCAAGGACCCCCGTCAAGGGGTCCCGTGTGAAATGGCGTTACTCCATCCCACCAACAAAGGCGTCGTGGTTTGCGGTGTGCCAGTCACGCAACCAGCGCAGTGACGCCTCGACGTTCTGGCCCTTATGGGGGTTCGCCGTGTCGTCCCAGCCTTGGATCATCGCAGCACCGCCGTGCATTGGAACGCCGTCGTCGTTGTGGCCTTCGTCTTCTTCCAACATCTTAGCGGGTTCTTCGGCCACCTTAGGCAACATGCCGTGTTCTTTCAGCAGCGCACGTTTTTCTTGCTGCGTTAGAATCTTGGTGTTCATCAGCAGGTTCATCGTGGATGGCTCGATGTACTTCGACGGAAAAGCGCTTTTACGCTGCACGTCATCGCTCGTCTCGATCCGGTGTTGTGTCTCAAACGCCAGAGCGCCATTCACATTGGTCACGCTCAGAACACTTGGCTGAACAAGCGTCTTGAATTCCGGCGACGCAACGATGCATTGGCCGATTGCTTCTTTGGTGGCCTGCAGAGTTTTATTCTGCTCGGTGTACGTGTTCAACAGCGCCTCAGGCGCGTAGTCCTTCGCCAGAAACGTCTTGTGCACCTGCATCATCTTGCGAGGCTTTGGGAGTTGTTTAGTCATGTCTGTCTCCTAATGATTCGTGTGTCGTGTCACCACTCTACCACACGATGGGACCCTGCGCAATCTCCTCATTGACAAGGGGTCGTAAAAGGTACATGCGCGACGTCTTCTCGTGCCGACCACCCCTGCGTCGTAACTCTACTTTGTATCGAACTGTTTTTACCTCGAACTTGCGGTCTAAGGCCCACCCTCCAATAGACGAAATAGACACTACTTTTCCGGAGTCGCGGGCCACCAGCATCCTAATGGCGTCCACCGACAGCCACTCCACAGAAGCCGCGTCCAGTCCATCCCAATGCTTCCCTTGGTCGAGGCCCTCTACACATAGTTTCCCCGTACAGCACACGTCGACGTACCACCTGTCGAGTAGCACCGCAGGCGGCGTGGAAGTCCTGCGCTGCTGCTTTTCCTTTTTCTTCTTAGGTAGTCGAGCCTGTTTAATACGCTCCACGCCCGCAACCTGAGCATACGACTTTATCCACGGGGGCCGTTTCAAAATTTAGGTCCTTCGTCGTTGTCGTCTTCTTCGGAGATGTCTTCTTTGACGTCCATGACCTCATAACCACGGTAGCGCAGGTAAGAAGCGAGGCTCTCGCGTGTCGGGAATGGGCGCACCCGCACCCGCTCACCGTAAGCCCGTGTCTGGCGATCCTCGGTCGAGCCAACCAAGCCGTGATCCTTAAAATACTTGGCTATTTGTTGAGCAGATTTGGCCTCACCGTAATCGCGGGCAGTGAAGAGGCGCATAGACACTTCAAGGCGGCTGTACTGAACATACTCAGGCCACGAATCTGTGGTTTTCAGGGTCTTCCCCTTCACCACGAACGAGTGCACCTCGCCCTTATCTGATAGGCGCATGTCCTCAAATGGGTTAATGCGGTCCACCATCGAAAGCAACCATGCATCCATCCCCTTCGACGAATTCTGCTGCGTGACCCGTTTGGCCGACGTCTCACAAGACACCATAATCAAGGACTTGTCAATAGGCACTTTCAGGAGGTAGCGGTGCAGCTTAGCCAGTTCCACTTCGTTGGGCACTTCTTCCCCGTGGTCGTTCCGGTCCAGCAGGTGCTTGAACAGCTTGCCAAAGTACTCGTCCCGTGCCTCTTTGTTGCGCCCGCCATCAAAAGCGAACTGCTCAGACACGTGAGAAATCGTGTACCGTCGATCGCCCGCCTCCACGTTAACAGACTTGTCGATGTGGTTGGATGTGAACGTGTACCGCGCCACATCTTCCATTTCAAAGGCGTCGCGGCCCTTCATTTCGATCATCCGCAGCTTCGACGTGATTGCGTCCTTGAGCATATCAGCATCAGCCCGACGGTTGGTGTTCATAACTTCCTCGCCCTGAATGAGCAACTGCCCAGCCATATGCGAGTTAAATTTGGACGTCAGCTTGTCGAGTGTACCGACCTTGGTGGAATGCGCCGTTCCGATGATGGGGCGGAGAATGTTCTCCATGAGCAGTGATTTCCCCGATCCAGGCTTCCCTACCAGAACTAGCGCCGTGCCCGCTTTTTCGTTGGGGTTCTGGAAGATGTCGGCAATCCATTGCAGCGTCCAAGTGTACAGCTTCTGATCGCTGTTGCAGACCACCCGCAGCAAGTAGTCCGTGAACCACTCGACCTCGGACTCGTGCGTGTCTTCGTCGCAGGGCAGGATTTCCCAGCCAGTCCACGTGTTGGCGACCTTCATTCCGTCTTTGTTCTCGTAGATTTTTTCGCGCTGTGGGTTAATCGCCATGCGATCCACGACAGTTCGTCGAGGCGAGTTGAGAAAAACTGCGGATACTGGCACCCGTCCCTTAGGGGTATTTAGATATTTACCCGCCAGAGTGAAGACGAAAGAGTCGCGGTTCATCACGTAGTTACCCTTGCGCCCTAGTTTGAGGTCGATCAGGTTAGTGGTGTTCCGCACAACCGCGTACTGCTCAAATATCTCGTCCAAAGCTTGGAGGTCAGGCGTGTTGGCTAGAAGGGAGTACAGCAGACCAACGATTTCTTCGTCGTCCGTGATTTCCATGATCCGCGTTGCGCCCACGATGGGTGCGCCCTCGTCGCCTTTATCCCACGTCTGGTCGAACGTCTTCTTGCGCATAACGGCGTCGGCTTCGTCATCATCCGCCAGTTCCATCACGCCCTTCATTAGTTCCCACGCGTCCTCGCGGGTGAACATCAGGTCGGAGTTCAGTTCTTCGCTATACGCGGCGGCACGGTGCATAAACCCTGCAAAGGCCTTACATAGGTCGTTCCTCACGCCCTCTTGCCAATAGGCGGCGATCAGAGCCGCGACGCAAGCGAACCGGAGGCCCTGCATCAGACGCGCTTCGCTGACGCTGCTTACCGACACGCGGGCCGACTTAGGACTTTCCCACTCGTAGTTTTCGCCGCTGGGGTGAACAGAGCCTGGAAGTAGCGAGTAACGTGCACTGTGCAACTCGCCACCCCGAACCTCAACGCTCAGGTCTTTCCTCGCCTTGATCCGCTCTAGGAACTTCCACGCAGATGGGTCGAAATTGGACGTGAGGCCAGCCAGTTCGTAAAGGCGGTGGGTACGTTTTCGCGAGGGACGGCCCCAAACGTGCGCGGTGTGCGGCAAAAATCGATCGAGCGCGGCGATCATCAAGGGGTTGTCCGTGTCGATGTCAACGTCTACCAGCGAACCAAACAGGTGGATGCCTAGGTTATCCGTGGTCTGTTCAAGGATGGTGATAGTTTGGTCGGACTTTTCTTTGTTGTTGGTCTTGGGGTCCCACTGAATAGTTCCAGGGTCTTTCTGACCCCTTGGCGTCCGTACAGCATATCCCGTCGTGTTCTTGAGGAACATTATCGAGACGTCGCGATGGAAGTCCGATACGTTGCCCTTTTGATTGTCAGTTGTCATTCTTGCCCCGTTTTGTTCGAATTACCGATTTCTTTTTGGTGTAGCGGGTTTGTGCACTCGATCTGCCCGCACGTCGGCTTCGCAAACCGCGCAGAGCGCCCGTGTTCCAGATAGAACATGATGGCCCGTACTGTCAACCGCCAGCGCTTGTTGAGGTGTCGCATCCAGACTTGCGTTAACTCGCCGTGGTACAAGCACATCGTGGGATTTTGTTTGTGCGTTGCGTGGAGTTTTATCAGCGTGGCGTTGTGGGACCCCTTGACCATGTACGCCGCGAACACGCTGTCAGGTGTTGGATTTGTAAACTGGTTTGGTGCGCTCATTTCTTGCCTCGTTTCTTGCCTTTTCCGACCCAGCCCAGCAAGGTGCGAGGCATCGGCATCCCTTTGACGTGGTGCCCAATTTCCATGGACTGCTTGAGTTCCTCTGATAGGGTTCGATTCATTTTACGCGGCCCTGCGTTCACAAGGTCGCTTGTATAAGTCGCGCGGTTCTTCTCCCGTTCTGTTTTGCTGGTGTACCCCATGCGCTCAGCTGCCATTTCGTCGATCTGCTCCAGCGTCTGTTTCACGCTAAACTGCGTCCCGCCCACAAATACGATGGACTTCGCGCCACGTAGGCCAGAACGTATAGCGCAATCGATAGCCGATGGGTCGATCAGGAAATCAGGGCTTTGGTGGCTCTCGTCCGAAAGTGTTAGCCAGATCATTGTTCAGTCTCCTTCTGTTGCTGCGCCACGCGATCCGCTACCAGTGCGCCGCCGCTGTGCGGAACAACCCGACCCTTGATGCTCGAAACCGTGAGACTGTCGCCCTCTTGGCGGGATATTTCCACCTGATTGACGGTCCACCCTTTCGCCGTGGCCAGTTCGACCATACGTTTTACGATGTCTTCCGGCTCGTCGTGTTTATTGTAGTCAGTCACGGCTGTTCCCCTCTTGTAAATCCAAAGTCGTGTAAGGACGTGCGCCATCAACCTTGTGGTCACGTTTTGCAACGTAGTCTTCTCGTGACTTTGCAACGCAATTGGCGCAATTTACGGCATCCAGCACTAATTCTTTACAACGTTTACAGCGCTGGTACTTAGACTTACGTTTAGTCACGCCGTGTCTCCTGCGTACGTTACGTCGGGGGCTTTCGCTGGCTCGATCGCCACTGGACCACCATTGACATGGACGCGCTGGTGTGAGGGGTTTACGCAACCCTTGGTGCCGCAAGTCGTAGGGCCGAAAGAGGGTTGTGTCTTGAACTTATACAGCCAGAACAGGCGGCGCATGTGGATTGGGAACCGATCGCCTTCGTCGTCGCGGATTTGCAGGATCGACGGGTTAGACGCGGGCCACACGACGCATTTCTGCGGGTCCTTGGCGATTAGCTCGTCTATCGATTCCATCCGCTCCTTCCAGAGGTCGCGGTTAAGCGCTTCCTCGTAGATTTCGGGTGGCGTGGGGTTCGTGAATTGGTTGCTCATTTTTGTTCCTCTTCGGTTTCTATTATGCCCGTGTCCATTGCTGCGTTAAACCCGTCGTTGTAGCCCTTAGCGTAGGCTTCTTCTGCCTTGAACGCCTCGATTTCCAGAGCCTGAGCCTTGATCTTCCGCACGGCCTCTTTAAGCAGGGTTGGGTCGGTGCCAATCATGACCAACCCGCGATACAGGGTCACCAGTTGTGTGCACAAGTGCGCAGCGTGGCGATCTTTCAACAGTCTCTCGGTCATTTCTTGTTCCTTTGCTTCCGTGCCGCCTTGACCTTGCTGCGGTCCTTCGGCTTTTTCGGTTTCTTCGGGCGACGCGGGAACTCCCTATAGGGGCCGATTTCTGGACCCTATAGGGTTTCGCGGATAATCTCCGCTGCGATCGCGTTCAGTGTGTGTCTCATTGCTCTTCCCCGCGCTCGTGGGAGTAGGCGTTAACAATGGCAAACCGAAGGGTGTCTCTCAGGCTGCATCGTGGCATTACGTCCATCGATTTACGCAGCATCCACTCGCCCAAGCGCAGCCGCGCCATAAGGTAGAAATCTAGGAAGATCATAGGAACATCGGCCCCCGTGCCATCGCCGCTTTGACCTCGCGATCCAGTTCATCGCTGATCATGGTCTTGGCTTTCTCGTATGCCTCGACCTTCGCCTTCGCGGTCCCGTGTTCCTCGTGGCCGGAGTGCGGCATTACGTGTTTCAGCGTTTCCGCGAGTTCATCGGCTGCTGCGATTGTTTCTAGCATTCCGTCGCCGTAGCATTTCCGCAGGATTTGGTCCACCTCGGCTTGCGCGTCGATGTTGGTATGTTTCGGAAGACCCCCCACCTTGCTCGAAAGAAGACGTTCAAAAAACCGTTCTGCGGGGTTGTAAGGCGGCTGTTCTGCGACCACGGGACGCGGTGGGTTCTTAGGGCCGGAGAACACTTGGGCCAGACCGTGTGTTCGCATCTGGTTGTCCCTGCGCCATTGGTGGACCGCAACCAAGGCATGCAACTTCGCGTCCGAAACCTTCGCGCCACTACCATCGAAATCAGCATCAGTAAGACCGTCAATACCTGACTGATCAAACATCTCCTGCAGTATCTCTGACGGGAAAGCGCGATAATTGTGGCGGTGCTGGTTTTCTTTGTGCGCGTTGTCCAGCGATGTGTAAACGCTGATGGCTGCACGAACGCTCTTCGTAGCGTCGGCTATCTCTCGTTCCCACGTGACTGAATTGTTGATGTCTGTCATGGCTGTCTCCATATTGATCACGAATCGGTGCCCCACCACCATAGCACACCCGCGCAGGTGTGTCTAGTATGACTCGCTTGTGAGGGGCTATTAGGCTACAATCTCCAGTAGTGGCAGGTGTCTCACCTCTGCAATGTCTAGGTGGTGCACAGGTAGTGTCGGGGCCGTGCCATAGAGGTATTGCGGCACAGAGGAGGTGTGGCAGCGAGGCGCAGGGGCGTTGACGGCGGGTGTGTCAGGTAGGGATGGCACAGGGACCGAATGAGGATGGGACACCGAGATGTGACGCACGAGAGCACGACGGGGACGGGCCGAGAGATATATGGCACTACCGTCTCACCTCTCTCTATATATAAAAAGGAGAGGGGGGGCCGGAGAGAGGGAGTTAGGAGTGTACAGCACTCTGGGGCCACCATATGCCCCCGCAGGTGAGACGGTAGTGCCGGTGAGACACCCGCGTATTGCTTTCGGTAATCTGCGACGCTTTTCGTTGCGTCTGAGTCATACCTCGTCAGGTGTGGCATGGTGTTCTTACAGCCCGCTCTTTCGTGTTCCTCGCCAGAGGTGCCTTGCGTCGGATGGTCCTCTCCACCTCGATGCCCGTCGTCTCGATCCGTCGACGCCACCGAAGCACGCCCCTCGTGTCCTTAGGAAATGGTGGCATCGCCTTGACAAGTGTTTTTATTCCCTCGCCAAAGAAACCTAGCACCAAGCACTCGTGGAGGTACGTTTCACCGTGGCCTTGAAGCTCCAGCTGCACGTATTCGCCCGTCTCGGGCTTCTGCATCGGGGAAATCCACGGCCCCCACTGCTCTTTCGAGTTCGTCGCCATTTTCAGTTCCTCGCTAGTCTTGATACCGTTACGCCGTGGGCGTCCTTGTGAAGCACCCAGCCCCACTGCAGGAACACCAGCATTTCCAGCCCTCGCGTCACGCGGCTTAGTTCCAGCATAACATCGGGTCCGTAGACGGCGGCGATGTGGGATATCTGCTTTTCACCGTCAGTGTTGCCAAATGCGTCGTGGCCTTGGAAGCGCCATTCCCACCCGTCCGTTGAAATCCAGCGCCCGAAGTCGCAGTGTTCCCCTATCTGATCGCGAAGTGGCCGTGGGTCGTCGGGGTCTATGAAACGCTGTCCTGTTACCGTGCTCATGGCAAGTTCCTTCCTAAGCCCATCGGGCCATTGTGTACTTGGTTGCGTTTGGCTTTGGGGTGCTTGGCTCGGTCTGCGGCGATTTCCGCCTCGGTGCGGTCCCACAGGTACTTCGCCAGTCTGTCGTTTACGCGGTCGTGTTCTAGCGCCGCGCCCTCTTCGCCGTCCTCCTTTGCGCGAAGCGTCTTATACCAGAGTACCCGTAGCTCCTGTTCTTTCGGGTCGCTGGCCACCAGATTCATGTAAGTGCTGTTGTGTCGCAGCACGTTGTGGGCGGGAAGCGGTTCATTGTTGTCGTGGGTCATTTGTACTGCTTTCTCATAAACTCCTCGGTGTCGTGGCCAAAGATGCCATCGTTGATTGGGTGGTTGGGATTTCCAACGTCCAACTCGCTTGGGTGCTTACGCGCCAATTCGGCGCACGCCAAGCGGTGTCCCTCTGCGGAAGCACGAAGGTTGTCTTTGTTGTCGAAAACTGCTTGCGGGATGGTTCTGGTGCGAATCATTGTCTGTCTCCTATGGGTTGTGTGCCCCCATTATAACACGGGGGCACGGCGGGCGCAATAGCCTGTATCAGCGGGAAAGCCAGAAGCCCAAACGCACGAGGGCGCGGCCAAGAGGGCCAAGGTCGGAATAGACGCCCCAATACCCAAGGCGGAAGGGACGGCCAGCGCGAAGCCCGACGGAAGGGCGACCACAGCGGGGCGCAACCACCCAAATGCGGGAACAGAGGATATAGAGGCCGACAACACGGCGGGCGGAAAGAAGGCGGGAACGAATCATTGGTTTTCTCCTGATTTGATGTATCACCATCTTAACACGGGAACTCAATCCCAGTCAATAGCCGCGATGCACAGTTCAGTCCCCTCAAGCATCCCCAAGGCGCGCTGGTAGCAAGGCCACTTGTAGTCAAACGTCGGCATGTCGCGGAAGCCCTTCACCTCCTTGATCAGGGTGTTGCGTAGCGTGTTGAGGCGCTGCAGGTTGGTGGATTTGTCTGTCATGGGAAATTCTCCTATTAGAGTGGCAAGATCGTGGCGGCGATGTCTAGCGCCTCCTTCGCGCTGCTGATGTCGGCTATCTCGTCGTTAGTATCGATCACGATGTAGCCCTTTTTCTCCATCGCCTTCTTGATGGCGCGGTGCGTGGACAGCAATGTCGTGTGAAATGCTAGTGTCCGCTCTGGGTCGTCTGGGTGGGCGATTGTCACGCGCTGGATGTTCATGTTTGTCTCCTTGTTCGGTGCAAAGTCGCACGGGATCGGGGGCGGCGAAGCCCCCTCACCGATGTGGCCTTATTTACTCCGGCCCATCATCTGGCCCATCGCATCACCATCATCTTCTTCGGTCCCCTCTACGGCCTCCTTGATCGAGGCGGCGGTGGCCTCGTCACGCTTGGCCTCCTTGGCCAGCCACTTGGCGTGCTTGCTGCGGATATCCGCAAGAAACTCTGCGTCTGGCTGGTGCTCGCTGCCGTCGTGGCCGATGTAGACGCCGGATTTGGCAAGAACCTTCTCCAGCACTTGGCGTCCGTTCATCCGGTAGCGGCCAGAACCCCCGTTCTCAGGATTGTGGCGGGCTTGCGCCCATTTCCCGCTCATGTCCACGCCGTTCTTCTCCAGAATGGTCGTGAAGTCCTCGATCACCAGCTTGCCATCAGCATTCAGGCAATCCACGGCGAGGCGTTCGGCCAACCAGTCGCCGTTGCTACGGCCCGTGCTACTGTTCTCGCGGTACATGCGGCGGTAGGTTTCTGGGACGATGCTGGACGTCGGCTTGTCGTCAGGTTCGTCTGCGCCCGCTTCTGGGTCTAGATCGGCGTCGTCACAGGCGGCAAAGATGTCCGCCAGTTCGGGGACCTTCTTGGTGGTCAGGATGACGACGGTGTGTTCTGTCTCCTCATCGCTTTCGGGCGTGGTGTGCGTCGTTTCGAAGTGAGTCAGCTTGCCGATTTCGTCTGCTGCTGGGGTGATGTGCAGTGCTGGGTATTCCGCCGCCAGAAGGGCGACCAGCTTGTCCATCTTGGCGCGGGTTGCATGGTGCATCGTTACGGTGTTTTCTGTTGCGTTGGTCATGTCTGTTCTCCTAATTGGTGGGCGAATCATTGGCCCGTTGCTGTACCCCATCTTAGCACGGGGCGGTGGTGTTGTCAATAGGGGGATTAGTAGGCGTCCCACGCGCTGCGGTTGGCTTGGGCGTATGCGCCGTTGCCGTCTTCGTCTTGTGCTTCGATCCGGTTCGTCTTGACGCAGAGACAGAAGGTCCATCCCTCGTGATGGGTGACGCGGCTTGTCTCGCTTGCGCCGTCCCATCCCTCGCCCGCCATCGCTTCTGCGCCGGTGTATTCGTCGTGGCACAGGGCGGCGGCGGTGCGGGGCGCGATGTATGGAAACACGGGGATGTTGGTTGTCTGAGTCATAGATATTCTCCTTGGTTGTGTTGGGGGCTGTCCCTCGTAGACGTAGCCAGAGGGATAGGCCGAAACACACGGCAGGGGGAGGCGGGGGGCCGAAGCCCCCGCGACTCAGAAACCGAGGGCGGCGCTCAAGGCGTCTGCTTCGGCGCTGGCCTTGCAGGCGTATTCGGCGGCGGCGGGACTTTTGTGCGCCTCGCGTTGGGCGGCGGCGGCGTTGGTGTGTGCCTCGCTGGCCTTCTGGTGCGCCTCGCGCTCGGCGGCGGGGACGAAAAAGGCGATGGCGTCCGCGTGGCGTTCGGCGGCGGCGTCGTGGGCGGCGGCGGCTGTCTGATTCGGCATGTCTGTCTCCTGTGATTCGCGGGGGCGATTCCCCGTACAACCAGAATACCACGCGGCGGCGATTCGCGCAAGCCCCCGCGAACACCCGGTGTCGTGCGCTTGTGCACAGCCGAATCTGCGTCCGTGCACAGCTGCAGATACTTGACAGGGGGACCCAAGCGTGCCTAAGCATACGTATGATTCGGAGCCAACCGTCACCCTGAGCCAAAAAAACGCCTACCCCAGTGTCAACGCGTCAACTCCCATAGCCTCTCCGTGGCCCGTCCCTGCATGCACCGCCGTCTGGGCTACTACCCCCGCCCGCCATGCCGCCTATGCGCCCCCGTGCCCGCCCCGTCGCGCCCCCGCGTACGTGCGCCCCTGCCCCTACATGCATGTGTGGTACAGGTGCACCGCCTCACCTGCGACAATTCACAACTACTTGACACAGAGCCACGGGTGTGCTAGTGTGAAAGCATGGACGATTCGCAGTGGCATATTCTCCGAGTAGTTTCGGGTACTGAAGCGCAAGTAGCGTCTGAGTGCGGTTATCCAGCATATGTTCCACGCCAGCGGAAACAACGTTTTAATCGGAGGCTCCGGAAAAATGTAGTCTATTACACACCACTTCTGACAGGTTTTGTGTTTATCAACATCGCAGAGCCAGCAGATTTTAAGGCCGTGCCCAACAAAAACCGCATTGGGTTCCTGCGAAACGGCGACCGATCACCTGCCCGACTTTCGGCTCAGGCGTTCAACCAGCTTCGCGAAACAGAGAAACAGTTTTGCTCGAAAATCGTGGACGCCCGTCCTCCTTTCGATGCATTGGATACGACAAAGTTGGAAATCATGGACATGGTTGTCGTCATGCTCCAAGAGAACCCAGTGATTGCACGGATCAAGAAATTTATGGGTGACAAGCTCCTCACGGAGACTGTTGACTCAAAACTACGTCTGGTCGTGGACCGGAGTTCCGTAGTAGCAGCTTGACTCGAGGGGGGCCGTTTGGTCGCTGCCTCAGAAGTTGCGGTATAACTGGTTAAGCCGGAGTGCAACGCATGTCGATCTTTAAAGAATACCCAGATTTGTGCGATGCTGATTACGTGCAAGACTATGACTTCCTAAACTGCCCTACGCGGCGCGATCTTGAAGGTCCAGTGTACGACCTCGACGTTGCCGCAGCGCTTATCCGGTTCGAGGGAAACATCTCCCGTACCGCTTCGGCTTTGGGGCGCAGCCGCCGTTTGATCAGTTCCATGATTTCTCGGAACATCAATCTGGGCGACCTGCAAGAAGACATTATGGCGGAGTTCATCGACGCTGTAGAAGACGAAGCGCGGAAGATCGCGAAAGCTGGTGACCGTGGCATGGTGAAATTCCTGCTGGGCACACAAGGGCGCGATCGAGGGTACGTCACACGCCAAGAGACGACTGGCAAAGACGGAAACGCGCTGGAGGTGCAGTTCTACCTGCCTGAGAATGGTCGGGACCTGCCTAAAGAAACAGACAGCGCGGAGGAATAACGGTGGAAATTCGGCCCCAAGAGGGTCCACAGACTACGTTCCTTAGCACGGCAGCGGACATCGCAATTTACGGGGGGGCAGCGGGCGGCGGGAAGTCGTGGGCGCTGCTAGCAGAACCAATCCGGCACATCAAAAACCCGAAATTCGGGGCCGTGATTTTCCGTAGGACGACGACCCAAATCCGAAACGAGGGTTCGCTCTGGGACGAAAGCAACAATATCTACCCCTCGATTGGCGGCAAGCCGAAAGAAATGACGTTGGAGTGGAAATTCCCCTCTGGCGCGTCTGTTTCGATGTCGCACCTAGAACACGAAAAGAGCGTGGCGAACTACCAAGGTTCGCAGATTGCTCTGGAGCTTTTCGACGAGCTGACGCACTTCTCCGAGGCCCAGTTCTTTTACATGTTGTCGCGTAACCGCTCCACTTGCGGCGTTCGGCCCTACGTTCGGGCGACTTGCAACCCCGATGCGGACAGCTGGGTAGCGAAGTTCATCGCTTGGTGGATCGACCAAGACACGGGCTACGCAATCCCTGAGCGTTCAGGCGCTATTCGGTACTTCGTCCGAGTGGGTTCCAAAATCATTTGGGCCGACACTCCAGAGGAACTGGAAGACTACAAAATGCCTAACGGCAACGGCGACATGGTTCCGATCCCGCCGAAGTCAGTGACGTTTATTTCGTCCAAGCTGACTGATAACAAGGTGCTGATGGAAGCTGATCCAGGTTACATGGCTAACTTGATGTCCCTACCCTTGGTGGAACGGGAACGCCTCCTAGGAGGTAACTGGAAAATCCGGCCTTCGTCTGGGATGTATTTCCAGCGTGATTGGGTTAAGGAAATCGATATTGCGCCTCACGATATGGTTAAAGTTCGCGCATGGGATTTGGCGGCAACGCCTCTCGATGGAACTAACGACCCCGACGGAACATCGTCGGTAAAAATCGGTAAGACGCCGGATGGTAAGATCATCATTCTGGACTGTACACTCGACCACTTATCTCCAAAGAACGTGGAGAAGAAAGTGCTTCGCCTAGCTGACGACGACGGGCACGATACTACCGTCGATCTAGCGCAAGACCCAGGCCAAGCAGGTAAATCCCAAATCCAGTCATACGCTGGGTTGCTTTCTGAGTACGAGATACGGTCAAGCCCAGAAACGGGCGACAAAATCACGCGCTTCTCGCCGTTCTCGGCGCAAGCGGAGGCTG